GCGTGCGGCCGACGAGCTCGATCATTCGGCCGGCTTGCTGGCGCGCTTGCTGGCGGTTTTCGGCTTATTGGCGGGCACCGGCTCGGCTTGTCCAGCTTCGAGCATTCGCACCGCTTCTTCGGCGTCGACCTCGATGATCTCGCCGGGCGCGAACGATCCAGCCGGGCCGCAACGGCCGGTCAGAAGTTTGATCTTCTTCATTTATGAACTCCTCCCCCGAAGGGGCGGCTCGGCGAAGTACAGGGAGGAAAACTCCGCCGAGCCGCTAATTTTGTGTCTCGGCTTAGGCCTGGACGAGGTGCTTGATCGGATTCGTCCCGGCGTCTGCCAGCTCGCCATCGGTGCGCAGAATGGCAACCCAGGCGATCTGATCGTTGTCCGCGAAGCGCTCGTTCAAGCGAATCAAGCGCACGGCACCCACGTCGCGGATGTAGTAGCGCGAGAAGTCGCCGAAAAGCACGGTCTTGTTCCCGGTGGCAAGCGCGGCCATGTCGTCGTTGGTGATGACCGGAGCGCCGAAGAGCGTGTCAGGCAGTCCCATGCTCAGGCCGGGCTGCCAGAGGTACTGGTTGTCACCGTCCTTGAGCTTGCGGACATACTTGGCAGTAGAATCAGCCATCATCCAGGTACCGCTGCGGCGGTATGCACGGCCGACGCTGTGGTACAGGTCGATGAGCTCATCGCTGGTGATCGCGGCGACGCCGGCAGCGGTCACGCCGGCAGCAGAAGCGGTCACGACACCTTTGGGCTGGCTGGAGCCGGTCCCGGTGGTATAGAGCGCCGAACTGTTGCGAGCGATGCGCTCACCGAGCAAGCGGCCGAGCAAGCTGGCCAAGTCGAAGGCGCTGTCTTGCAAGAGCTCGAACGGAATCTTGACGAGATCGCTAGACACCTTGTAGGCGTTCAACGACTTGACGCCGAACGTGACGTCGGTCGTTGCCAGGCCGTCGTTTTCGCCTTCGATGCTGCCGGTGTTGCCGGAATCATCGACGGTGGGCAGATCGATCTGGGCGCCGGTTTCGGTGCGAATGACGGTCGCGACTTCGCGGACGCCGCCAAATTCGAGCAGGGCGACTTCGACGGCGGCGCCGAGGTCGGTCGGCACCAGGTAGCCGCCTTCGCTGTCGGTGGTGGTCGACATAGCGCGAGCTTCGGCGACGGTACGCGGTGCGCTGCGCTGGAGCGGAATGTCGATTTCGCGGCTGCTCATCAGCATCGAGCGGTAGTCGGGCGCGTCGGCCTTGGCCGGCACGTCGATGACGGGCTTGTCGGCTTCGAGGGTGCGGGTGCGCTCGATGATCGCGATGCGGTCGCTGATCTGATCATAGTGGCTGTTGCTGGCTTCCCAGGCGGTGCGCTCGTCGGTGCTGAAGTCACGGTCTTCGGTGGTGATCACATCGCGCAGGCGCTGGATTTCGGCGAGCGCTTCCCCGCGCTGCTCTTGAAGGGTCTTGAGGGTGGGCATTTTTTCTGTCCAGTTTTTGCCATAAAAAAGCCGATACGATGCACCTAGTGGCGCGTCGAATCGGCAACGGCAGATAAAGTAAGCGGCCTCGCGGCCTATGTCGGATCGCCAAGCGCAACGGCGCCGGACGGCAAAAGATAAACGCCGCAAGCGCTTTTGCAACTTGCGGCGCAAATTTGCCCGGTTTAGCCGCCGGGCGCGGCGGGGTGCGTTTCGACTTTAGGCATTCACTCGCTGCAGCGCCGCCAGCAGCTTTCGCAAATCGCCGATGTTGCCCTTGCGGCCATCTGCCCGGGTCACGTGCAGGCGGTAGTAGACGTTCCGGGCACTCTCAGAGCGATACTGTCGCCAATGTAGCGTCCCCACACTGTGGTGGACGTCGAATTCGGCGGCACGGCGCAAGTTGGCAGACCAGTTTGGTCGCCAAAAGTATGCGCCTCGGTGGCGCTCGTGCGTCTCGATGGTGTCGCGGACGATGGTGGCGAGGCCAGCGGCCATCGCGCGGACTTTGCGCAGCGGCCACGATTGGGGCACCTCGATGCCATGCGCGGCGAGCAGTTCGACAGCTGTAGCGCGGGCACCGGGGCGCGTGGTGTTTCCTTGTTTTTGGGGGACTTCGTTGGTGGTGTAGTTGATGAGTTCCATGGCTTGCGTCTCCTTGTTGGTTGTTTCGCCCAATCTTGCTCATTGGGCTTGCCCGGTTTAGCCGCCGGGCTCAATCTTATTTCACACTATCGGCCGCGGTTTCCTTGCTATTATAGACGGATTCCCAGCGATAGGCGCCAGACTCTACCAATCCCTCGGCATTGCGGGCGATCTCTTCGGCCGTGCGCTTAGTCCCCCAAGATGCTACGGTATCGGGGCGGCGATTAGATACGAGGGCAAGGTCAATGACGCCAGGAATTACTTGCATGACGACGCCGTAAACGCGTCCGCTCTGGAAAGTGCGGGCGTTCCCGTCAGTATCCAGCCAGAACTTGCTTGCGATGTTTTGAGCGATGATCATCTTTGCTGTCTCCTTGTTGGTTGTTTCTGCGTTCATCATGGGGTAAAGATACGCCCGGAACGTAGTATTGCAAGCCAATAAAGGCGATAAATTGGTTTTTTTTTCGCGCGCCTATTCGGCCGCGTCGATCTCGCGCAGTCGCATGCTGGCAATCACAACCCCGGCCTGGCGTACTGCCGCGCCTCGGCTGCCAACTCGCGCAGCAGATCGGCGTCGACTTCAGACCGAGTTACAATCGCGGTCTGACGGATGGCGCTGGGGATGTCCTGGGTCATGCTCTGGTACTCGATCACTGCGCCGTATCCGATGCGGGTAACGCGGGCGCCGTCTGGCAAGGTGATCGAGGTGCAGCCGGAGAGCATGGCAGCGGCGAGGATGGCGATGGCGGATTTCATTTCGCAATTTTTTTTTGCGCGCCCTATTCGGCTGCGTCGATCTCGCGCAGTCGCGCGGTCGCGATGATGACATCGGCCGGGATGCCTGGCGCCGGCTCCGGTTCCGGCTCGGGTGCTGGCGCCTCGCTGCGCTCATCGATAGCCGCGACGCTGGCCATCACGCGACGCGCGAAAGCCGCGCCCGCATCGCCGCCCCACAGCGCCCACGCGATGCGCCCCGCGCTCGGGTAGCCATCTTCGCCGGCCTCGAATCCTTCGGCGTCCTTGTCCACTTCGTGGCGGGCGAAATAGCTGGCCATGCGCTGCACGGTGTCAATGCTCAGGTTCCGTCGGTTAGCGATGTCGCGCGCACGCGCAACGCCGACCTCGGTGCCGCCGCGCCCGTACTCGGCACGCCAAGCCAGGCCGCGCTCGGCTTCTTCGACCATCGCGTCGGTCGGCGTCGTGTCGATCTCTTCGCCCTTGTAGGTCGCGCGCTCGGCGGCGTCGCGATCCTCGCACCATTTAGTGTAACACGCGCGTGCGTGCGTGGTGCTGCTCTCATAGGCTGGGTAGGTCACCGGCCCGACATCGTGCAGGTTGACCGCGCGAATCTCGCGGACTACGCGGTCGCCGTCTTCGCGCCATTCTTGGCCGCCGTCGGGGATAGTGAACGCGAACGAGCTGCCCGAAATGTCGCCGCGCCGGATAGACTCGCGCAGATCGCGGGCGAGCTGCGTGTCTGGCATGTCGACCTCGTAGCGCAGCCCGCGCGCGTCGGCTGTGAGTCTGAGCGTGCCCGCTTTGTTGCGCCCTAGCACGTGGTCGGGGTCGTGATTAAAAAGGGCGCGGACATCGTCCCGCCCGATGGCATCGTCAAACGCGCCGGGCATGATATGCTCGACGATGCCCGCGCCGAGGCTGTACTCTGTGCCGTCATCATCGGCACGGTGATAAACGGCTGCATAGCCGGTGATCGTTTTCCGGTCGTCGTCGTCGGCGTTGCGCAGCTCGCACGCTGCGGTGAATCGTCGCTCAATGCTCATTGCATGTTCTCCAGGTCGTATAGGTAGCTGCCGACGCGTTCGGTTATGTCGCCCGGCTCATCCAGTTGCGCGGCCAGCGCGTCGAAGCGGCCGAAGATCGCCTCAGCCTCGGTGTCGGTGTCGGTGTCGATGCCGAGCGCCTGCAGCATGCCGCATATAGGCGCCATAGCTTCGACGATCACCGCGCGATGATTTGCCGCGAACTCGTCGAGCCATGCCGAAAACTTGGCGCGGTCTTTAGCTGCCCGCCGCGCGTCGCCAGCCACGCGCCGAGTCATCCTAGCGACGACTTGCGCGCGCATTGCTTCCGCGCTGGCGACTAGTTGCGCGCGGTTGTCTTCATCTTCGCTCGGCGCCGTTTCGTCGGGCGCCGGCGACGGTTCTTCGTTTTCGAGCGGCACGTCTAGCGCCTGTTGGAAGTTATTCGACGGCAAAATTAGCTCGGTGCCGATGTCGTCGAAGCCGGCCATGTTGAGCTTGCTGCGCACCTCGTTGATGGTCATCCAGGGCGCGCCGCCGAGCGCCGTGCGGAAGAAGTCGGCCTTGCTTGCCATGTCGGCCGAGATCAGCGCCTCGCGATTGAACTCGATAACGTGGCTATCGGTTGCCTTCTGCCGCTCGGTCAGTAGCTTGTCCCGAGCCTCCTGCTCGATCTGCACGAGCCAATGATCGAGGCACTGGTCGAGGTATGCTTGATTCTCCTGCTCAAGCGAACTGTAAGACGTGCGCGCGGTATGGCCGAGCTTGTGCGGCGGTATGCCGAAGAAGTTGGCCACCTCGATCAGCGAGAACTCGCTGGCCTCAATGAGCATGGAATCTTTCGCGCTGCCGGTGATCGGCCGCGCCTTCATTCCCTCTTCGAGGATGGCGACGCGGTGCGCGTTGTCCAATCCCTTGTGAATCCGGTCCCAATCCTTGCGCAGCCGGTCGGCGATGTCTTTGTTGCGAAAGCTGCCCGGGTGCTCCAGGATCATTGACGGCCGGCCGTTGTTGGCGAAATATTTGCTCCCGTACTTCCGCGCCGCCAGCCCGGCGCCGAGCGTTTCGCGCATCACGTCGAGGGTATTGTGACCGGTGACGCCATCCCATGACAGGCCGCGAATGTGCAGGATCTCGGAGCGCTCGAACTTCATCCGCGCGCCGTTGTCTGTCTCGTAGACGTACCATAGTTCGCCGCCCATTCGCACCGGGTGCGTGCGCTTTGCGTCGAGTATCATCAGCGACTGAACGCGCCCGGTATCGCTGCGCTCTATCAGCGCGTAGGCGTTGCCGAGTAGCGCCTGATAAGCCAAAGCGCGTTTG